CGCAGAATATATTATATACATCTGCGCCCAAATTAGATCCATTTGGTGTAACAGAACCAATTGAACTTATTAAGAATCGTAGGTTAGCTACAGCACCCCATTCAGAACGCAAGGCATTCATGGGAGCTGGATATTGATTCTTTGCAATAAATCCAGCAACAGCATCTAAATTTCCTGAAAGCTGCGTAGAACATAATGCAAAATAAGCATCACGAACTGGCGCTGTTCCAAATTTATCTTCGCCTTCAATATTATCCATAATAGTGTAGGCATTATTATTAAGAAGAACCCTAATAACCGTATCAATATCAACACGCGTTATTTCTGTTGGATTATCACCATTAACCCCACCCGTGCAATTAATAAAGGCGGCGGTTCCTGCTAACATATCTCGGGTTAACTGATCTTCTGTTTGACGCAACGAAACACCAAGACGTGCTGCACATTCATTAAGAACAGGGTCTTGGTTTTGTAAAGTAACTTGCTCATTAAGTTGCACATAGGTCCCATAGAAACTAATTTTTGCATCAATATCTATAGCAGTCAATGCCTGAGCTGGGGGGGTTACACCAGAGTTTCCTAACGGAACCATGGCTGTATTTAAAGGGTTATAACGACGCATCCGTAATGTTGTACCACCATTTCGTGGCATTGTTTTCAACATCGCAGGAATTTTATGAATCATATTTGGCACAGGTACAGAAAGTAGCTTATAGCTAAAGCTTTGTTGCACCGGCGCTGGTAATACCGATGTAGTTGTAATAGGCATTTTCACTCCTGGAAAGAGTTGCACTAATTCCAAGCTGACAAGGCTTATATGTAGATTCGGCGAAGATCTACACGCATTACGCCGAGAAGCTGACGAGGCTTTGTCTGCGTCATACAGGGAACGATCCTGCTAATACGTTAAGCGCACTATACTATAAGTAGTGGTTAGGATTCAAGGGGTAATCGTTCAAAATGATTACCATCTCTTAACTTCTTAAATGAACCACCCCATCTATTATTACTATCCAAATTCTCCCAATAGGTGCCAAATTGAATATAATCGTCTACTTTTGTTAAATAAACACCTTCTGGTGAAAATATATTGAGATCAACGGCCATTTTTTTGGTATGTAAACTGTTCTTTATACCGATCCCCCGTTTTTGATTAAGTAACGCTTGCTCATAGGTTCTAAAAACTTCGCCAAAGGTACATGAATATCCTTGATTAGCTATGTATAGTATTAACTGTGCCACGTCTTTAGCAAAAAGGGCCTGCTGCTTCCAAAGTAACATATTAATTACAATCCTTAAGCGCAACCGTAAGTGTTATAGTTGCGGTAATGCCTGCAGTAATAATTGCGGTCCCCGCAGTAATAGCAGCTATCTTATATTTCGTTGACATTATCTCTTTAATGTCACGTGTAGGTGGATTATTCTTAGTTAATTGATAATCATCGATAATTTCATGTATTTCTTGGTGTATTTTTTCAATATCCTGGATAGCAACCACACATTCTGTAGGATGTTTAGATAATTTTGAGTGCTCTAAATCCATCCCACATAGTAACGATGGCACTGACATAAGGAGAACTATATATTTCTTCATAATAAACCCTCCTGTTTATATGGTAACAGGAGTAGATACTAGCATCAATAGTTTTGCATTGCTTCCACCATCTCCTTATGGAGCTGTTTACGCAATTCTTCGGATAATTTATAATCCTTTGCAAAGGCATTAACATTAGATAACGGGCTATCTCCTTGTTGGGGAGATAAGCTGGCCAGCGGCCGCGGTTTATTACTATTATTTTGTGCGCGTTCTCGATCCTCTTGGTACAAGTCCTCGGGTTTTAACCCTAATTTCTTAACCAATGTATAGGCAGTAACTGCTTTACTATAAAGATCGGTCGAACTATTTAATGTCTGGGCAATTTGAGGATACTCAGTTCTTAATGCGTGCAATGTCTGCTCATTAACCACTTTATCAAAGTCAGGATATTGTGATTTTAATTGGGACTCAATTCCGATCTGTGAGCTCTGTTGGTGATAATTCTTTAGTTGTTCTTCCAGTTTTTTTATTTTCTTACTAACCTTACTTAAATGCTTACCTTCTGCCAATGCGTCCGGAGCAATTTGTAATTCATCTTCCTCGTCGGGTAATATAGATTCCTTTTGTTGTCGTAATTCATATTCCTGTAGTAGCTTTAACGCTTCATCACGCTCCCGTTCCGCCCGACTTTTAGCTTCACGCAACTCAGCAAATCGTTGTTCTTGGGGTTTTTGTTGTGGTTTCAGTTCTTCTTGCACCATATCCGCTTGTTGGTTGCCTATTTCAGTAGGATTACTGGTTTCATCAATATTCATGCATACTCCTAAGATTCCACTGCTATACTGTCTTCTTTTTCACCATTTAATTTCTTTGCCAACCTAAATAAACTACCATCGGAAAAATCTAAAACAAACTGCAATAATTCCCGCTCTTCGGGAGCTACCTCTAAAGCATTTTCCTTTAAATAAATACATGAATCTTTAGATGGCACTACCCACAAAAACTGAAGAGAATCAGTCGCCTTATCATAATAATAAACTGTCTGATCATAATCTGGAGTTGGGCATGAATTACGCGAAAAGAAATAATTTCTATAAACATTAGTTAATAGCGGTTCTTTTTTTGTAATCACCACAATATAGAAAAATGAAGCATTGAGGTTTTTTTTACCTTCTTGAATCGCTAGCTCTATTTGCTTCTCATAATCACGATGCAATGCCCGTTCAACATCAATTACTGAATCATCACTATTTTGTGATGTAGACAGATTAACTGCAATTTTTCCAATAGTATCACGACTCATAGTTCTCCTTGCTGCAGAAATTTACTTAATTTACCAATTAAATGCAATTGGATCCTAGAAACATAATCCCTAGAATCCAATTTGAAAAAGTGGAGAATTTTTTATTTGCGTTTCTTTTTTTTAGGGATTTTAGCACCTGATTTACGCGCCTCCGACAAAGCAATCGCAACAGCATGCTTACGGCTTTTAACCTGCGGCCCTTTTTTACTACCACTATGCAAAGATCCTTCTTTATATTCTTCCATAACTTTTTTAATTTTATTCTCTTTTCTTATATTACTCCGTTTAATCTTTTTCGCTTTTTTAAAAAGAGCCTTATCTTTCTTAAATATTTTTTTCTTTGCCATCATAATCCTTAAAATGGAAATTCATCATCGTCACGCATTTGATCAAACCCATTAATAGTATCTGCTAAGTATTGTGAATGATAATAAGGTGCTTTGGGAAATTCACAATGAATAAAGCGATCTGATAAATTAGCTACCTGTCTATGATCTTCTTGAATCATACCAGCATCGGCAACCTCTTTTTTCCTACGTGGATCAATGCCCGCATAGAATTCATTAAAAGGATCCATTACCCTTTGAAATGCACGTTGATCTCGACGTTGCTCATTTCTAAACATTTCCTGATAACGGTCTCTAATTTCATGACGATTAACCGTGCGCTCTTGATTAGCCTGATCCTTTTTATAATTATAAGTCATGCCATTCGGTTCACCAATATCCTCGCCACGATTTCGCACTGGTTTCGAGAAACCTTTTTTAGCCATAATTTCCTTCCATTACAAGAGCGAGAAGATATAGGGGAGGGAAGTATCTTCCCGCTCTTAAGTAGTACACTAACGAACACGACTCGTCTCTTCAAATAAGAGACGCTTGTTAACACGCTTGGCTTCGGTAGAACGCTTATAGGAAATATTAGGAGGAACCCCTAATATTTTATAGGCAATTCTCTTTGCCTTACCGTGTTTTCTAGGCATAACCGGCATAACACCCTTAATATTTTTTAGGAAAGAAATGCTCTGCTCTTTTTTTGTCGTCAAAATCCATTTGCGCATCAACCCCACGCAATGTATCATCAATTCCTTCGGGAAGATACGGGCCATTAACCGGATAAGGGGAATATTTGACATCCTGGGGCAAATTAGCTACCTGTCTTTGGTCCTCATGAATCATACCAGCATCGGCCATCTCTTGTCGTCGACGCGGCTCAGCACCCGCATAATATTCACCCGCAATACCGCGAGATCGGTACAACGCACGAGCAGCGTCTCGTGAACGTTCTAATAATTGCCGATCATACATATATGACCCAAAAGGATAGCTTTCAGAATCATGATGTGATTCATCATTAAACTTGTTTTTCATGTGATGAACTTTGGCCGGACTGTGCATTTTAACTGCAGGCTCTCCCTTTACTGGCCCACGCTCATACATTTCCATACCCATATGTTCGGCCTTACGAGCCTTTTTAGATGCATGGAATCTTTTTTTATGTTTCATTCTACGCCTTTCGTAGTAACTACATCACCATGTGTGATGCAAGGTTATTCACTATTCCTCTAACTACGAGGATTTCTTCTCTGCCTTATGCTCTTTAATAAGTTCTGCTAAATCCACCAATTTTTCAACTAATTTAACACAAAGATCAATATTGTCTGGTTTTGCCAATTTCATTACGATTTCTAGAATCGCCAAAAATTCCACCTAAACTCCTTTTTGCGTTATATCAGAAGTAGCTTCTTTTTGTTTTATTATATTCGCTAATGAGAATAATTTTTCAACGTGCTGTAAATCAAGAGTATCAATTTCCTTCATTGCCTTTATTAAATTCAACAGCCCTATATCCTGATCCTTGGATGCCGCCGCTTTACGCTCCTCAGCTAATGCCTTATTCTCTTCAACCCTACTAATACGTTCAAGACCAAGACCTTGATCAGCAGCTGCTCTTGCATGAGCAAGTTCGGTACGTGCTTGTTGTTCATTAATTTGTGATTGTAGTTGAGACTCCTGTATTTTCTGAGCGGATTGCTTATTGGCCGTTACCGCATCTATCAATTGCTTCTTATTTTGTAGTGTACACGATTCAAGGAGTACATCATCAGGAATTGGAACACCCGCCTCACGCAAATGTAATAGTTGTATAAATTGCATCTGTTTTTGTGTTGCAGTATTAATGCCCTCTTCAACAACTGCATCGTATCTTCCAAATGCCTTATTATAAAATTGAGGCTGCGGCTGTTCGCCTAAAATTTTCTGAATTTTTCCTGGAGTAAAATTAGTAGTGATGACATCCATCATTAACTTGCCTAATAATTTTTGTGAGTAATCCAACTGGTCGAATAATTTTTGTAATGTAGTAAGCCCAGCTCCTTGTCTAAGCATTGACAGAATACCGGCCTTATCATCAACCGCTGATCCCAATAGTTCTTCATTAA